ATGTTTGCGTGGCCGCCGAGCGCCGTCGAGTCGACGCTTTCGGGGTTTTTGATTCGCTACACGTTGACGCTCGCCGACGGAAGGCGGGTGGCCGTGCCGGCCAGCGACATCTGGCACCTGCGCGGACCGTCGTGGGAAGGTTGGGTCGGCATGGACGTGGTGAACCTGGCGCGCGAGTCAATTGGCCTGTCCCTGGCTGCGGAAAAGGTCGTCTCCGCCAACATGGCGAACGGTGCAAAACTGTCCGGGATCCTGACGACCGATGCGTCGCTGTCGAAAGAGCAGCGCGCGGCTCTGCGTGAGTCGTGGCAGGAATCCCAGGCCGGCGCGTCGAACGCCGGGAAGATTGCCGTGATGTCGAATGGCATGAGGTTCGCGGCGATGCAATCGACTGCGGTTGACGCGCAGCAGATCGAGAATCGGAAGTTCGCGGTCGAGGAGATCTGTCGAGCGTTTCGCGTGATGCCGATCATGGTCGGCTACTCGGACAAGACGTCGACATATGCCAGCGCTGAGCAGATGTTCCAGGCGCACGTCACGCACACGATGGGGCCCTGGTATCGGCGCATCGAGCGCAGCGCAGCGGTTCGGTTCCTGAGCGACGACGAACGCGGCGACGGCTACTACTTCAAGTTCTTCGCGCAGGGCTTGCTGCGCGGCGCCGTGAAGGACCGCGGCGAGTTCTACTCCGGTCTGTACAACATCGGCGCGATCAACCCGAACGAGATTCGGGAGCTTGAAGACATGAACCCATACGACGGCGGTGAGAAGTACCGGGTGCCGCTGAACATGGAAGACCCGGCCGCGGCCGAAGACGGAGCGTGACATGGAACGACTCGGGTGCGGCCTCGTTGAGGTCAAGTTCGCGCCGGATGCCGAAGCGATGGCCTTCGAGGGCTACGGCGCGGTGTTCGGCAATGTGGACGCCTACGGCGACGTGATCGCGCCCGGGGCGTTTGCGCAATACCTGTCCGACGCCACGGCCGGCCGCCAGTCGTGGCCGCTGATGCTGTCCCAGCACGGCGGGATGGGCGTGACCGCTGACGACCTGACGCCTATCGGTGTGTGGGACGACTTGGCCGAGGACGGTCACGGGCTGCGCGTCAAGGGCAGGCTTGCTGACACTCCGCGCGGCCGGGAGATGCACACGCTGCTGAAGATGGGGCCAAAGGCGATCGACGGGCTGTCGATCGGCTACATCGCGAAGGAAGCGGTTCCGCGCAGTAAGCCGGAGGAGCCGCGTCGGACCATCAAGCGCATCGATCTGATCGAAGTCAGCATCGTCTCGCGTCCGGCGAATTCGCGCGCGAGGGTCTCGGCGGTGAAGTCGATCGAGGAACTGTCGACGCTGCGCGACGTTGAAGAATTCTTGTGCGAGACGGGGATGTCGAAGGCGAAAGCCGTTGCTCTGATCGCGCGCATAAAGGGACTTGGGCCGGGGGATCCGGTGAAGTCCGATGGCGGGCCGGGGGATCCGGTGGCCGAACTGAAGGCGCTATTGCGCCGGAACACATCCATCATCGACCCGAAAGGATCAGGAAATGAGTGACATGAACGAAATCAAGACCCTCATCGAGGGTCAGGGGTCGGCCTTCGAGGAGTTCAAGAAGGCTAACGACGCTCGGCTGAAGGCAATCGAGGAAAAGGGCTTCGCGCCCGCCGACCTGGTCGAGAAGGTCAACACCATCAACAGCGACCTGACGGCGAAGGCCAAGCGGATCGACGAGATCCAGAAGCAGCTGAACCGGCCCGGGGCGCAGGGCGGTGGTGAGTACTCGGCCGACGACGTCGAGCACAAGGCGGGCGTCGATCGGTACATCCGCAGCGGTGACACGCAGGGTCTGCGCGAGATCGAACGCAAGGCGATGAACTCGACCAGCGATCCGGACGGCGGGTATCTCGTCGGCAAGGAGATGGAGGCCGAGATCGATCGCATCGCCGAGAGGATGGGCGGCATCGGACGCCTCGCGCGCACCGTGACGATCGGCACGCGTTCGTGGCAGAAGCGCGTGAAAACCTCCGGCATGGCGATGGCGCGTCCGGCCGAGGGCGGAACGTCCGGCGAGACGACCGAGCCGACCTACGCGAACGTCGAGATCGTGGTGCACCCGGCCGAGGTCGAGCCGTGGGTGTTCAACGAGACGCTGGAAGACGCCGACATCGACCTGGCGGCAGACCTGGCGCTCGAGGCGGCCATCGCGTTCGCCGAGGGCGAGGGGTCCGAGTTCGTCTCCGGCAACGGGGTCGGCCGTGCGCGAGGCATCACCGCGTACACCAACGTCGCGAATGCGTCCTATGCCTGGGGCAAGATCGGCTACATCGCCTCGGGCAAAGCGGCTGCGTTTGCGTCGGTGGCGCCCGGCGACAAAGTGATCAGCCTGGTGCACGCGCTCAAGCCTCAGTACCGCAACGGGGCGGTGATGGTGATGAGCGACGAGACGCTCGGGTCGCTGCGTACGATCAAGGATCAGTCGGGCGCCTATTACCTGTTCCAGCCGGACCCGACGGGCGAATTCGGCGGGCGGGTGCTCGGGGTCCCGGTGGTGTCGGACGACAACATGGCGTCTGTCACCTCGGGGTCGTACTCGATCGCCTACGGGAACTTCGGTCGCGGGTACGCGATCGTGCGTCGCACCGGGACAGCGTTGATCCGCGACAACATCACCAGCAAGGGTCAGACGAAGTTCAATTTCCGGCGCCGGTTCGGCGGCGGGGTGACGAACTTCGAGGCGATCAAGCTGATGAAGTTCGCGGCGTCCTGATCGGCGATCTAGTCTGAACACGGCCCGCTTCGGCGGGCCTTCTGCATTCTGAAGGAGTGGAAGGAAATGGCTTACGATCTGCACAACAACATGCGGGTGCTGACGGTGATGGCTCCGCGTGCGCTGGCGACTGTCGCCGGCAGCAAGACGGCGAAGGTGATCGACCGACAAGGCTACGGCGGCGTCGAGTTCATCTTCTCGTACGGCAACACCGGGGCGTCGACCGCGACGCTGCCGGTCATCATCAAGGAAGGCACCACGAGCGGCACGCTGACCAGCGTGGCCGACGCCGACTTGGTGGGCACGGAGGCGCTGGCCGGCATCGGCGCAGTGGCCCGGACCTCTGGCACGTCGCTGAACGTCACCAAGCGGGTCGGCTACCGCGGTACCAAGCGGTACGTCGCGGCCTACATCGGCACGGTGTCGGCAGCGAGCGTTTCGACGGCGAAGATCCACGGCATCTGTGCCGTGCTGCACTCGCCGAGCCTCGGCCCGACCGACAACCCGTAATAGCGGGGCACGGCCGGGCGCTTGCCCGCCCGGCGCCGGATCACGTAACCGGCACCGACAACACTCTGGCAAGAGAGGAATGCATGACACAGAACGCAGGCGAACGCCAAGTCGCAACGAAGATCGAAGATGTCCGGCGCGACCATGTCGCCCGGTATGAATGGGCGGCGAGACGGTTGCCGGCCGGCAGCTCGGTGATCGACTTCGCGTGCGGGGTCGGGTACGGGTGCAGGATCCTAGCGGACGCCGGTCATACGGTGACCGGGTTTGACATCGACGCCGAGGCCATCGCGCATGCCGAGGCGACGTTCAGCGGGGCGCGGACGACATTCGCGCTTCGCGATGCGGCCGATCCTGGCGACCTTGGGTCGTTTGATGCAGCGACGTGCTTCGAGACGATCGAACACGTTGAAGATCCGCGGGCGCTGTTGTTGGCGCTGCGCAAGGCGGCGCCGGTGTTGCTCGCCAGCGTTCCGAACGAGGACGTGGTTCCGTTTGGGGCTGGCTTCCCGTTCCACCATCGGCACTACCGAAGGACGCAGTTCAGGAAATTGCTGGCCGAGTGCGGATGGAAGGTGCACGGGTGGTTTGGTCAGATGGACGAAGCGTCGGAGGTCGAGCCGTCTGTGAACGGCCGCACACTGGTTGCGTGGTGCGAGCACGGCGAGTTCGTCCCGGATGACGGCGATGGTCGCGCGCCGATTCGCGTGACGAATAGCGGGCCGTCTGGCGTGTCGCCGTTCGACCATCTTGCCGATCCGCCCGAGCATGTCGCCATTCTTGGGCTGGGCCCGTCGCTCGATCAGTACCTGGACGTGTGCAAGCGGCTCGGTGGCAAGCACGCCTTCTGCGACGAGACATGGGGGATCAACGCGCTCGGCGCGGTCCTGTACTGCGACCGGGTGTTTCACATGGACGACATTCGGGTGCAGGAGTCGCGCGCCGATGCGCAGCCGGCGTCGAATATCGCGCGGATGGTCGAGTGGCTGCGGCATCACCCTGGGCCTGTGATCACTTCGCGGGCGCACCCGGAGTATCCGGGGCTGGTGGAATTTCCGCTGCAGGACGTGTTGCAGAAGTTCGAGGTCGGCTACTTCAACTCGACCGCGGCCTATTCGATCGCGTACGCGATGCACATCGGAGTGAAGCGCGTCAGCCTGTTCGGGATGGACTTCACCTACCCGAACCAGCACGACGCAGAGAAGGGTCGCGGGTGCGTGGAGTTCTGGATCGGGATGGCGATGGCGCGCGGGATCAAGGTCGCCGTATCGCAGCGATCGTCGCTGCTGGACGCTGTGGCAAGTCAGGCTGAGAGGTTCTACGGGTACGACACGGTCGATGTTGTTCTCAGCACGGACGACGGAAGGGCGAAGGTCGAGTACATCGACAAGGTCGCCCCGAGCGCTGACGAGATCGAGGAACGGTACGACCATTCGCGGCATCCGAATTTGCTGGTCGAGTCGGAACGCTAGGCGGTCCAATCACAAAGAGGCGCTCATCGTGAACGAACCCATGATCCACACGTCCCACGGCAACCTGCCGATCGACTCGTTGCAGTACGAGACGCGCTGGGAAGACGCGCCTGACTACGTCAAGTTCGTCGAGACGTACTCGCTCGACGGCGAGGTCGTGCGCGAGTCGGCGCATGTGTACAGCAAGCGCGGGCTGCTCGCAGAGCCGGCCGCAGCCCAACTCTAGGAGAGCATGACATGGCGAATACTGCAGGCGTGACTGGCGCCGCGAAACAGGCTGCGCTCGGCGCGATCGTCAACGGCAAAACGCTCAAGGCGGCGCTCTACCTCGCTTCGGCGACGACCGGGCCGACTAATGCGGCGTACACCGCGACCGGCGAGCTGGCCGCGACCGGCAACTACTCGGCAGGCGGCGCGTCGGTGACGAACGCCAACAGCGCCGGTCTTACCGGCACGACGGCGTACTGGACGCCGAGCGCGTCGGTCTCGTGGACGAACTTGACCAGTTCGGGCGCGTTCGACGCGGTGATGATCTACTCGACGACGGACACGAACCGTTCGATCAGCATGCACACCTTCGGCAGCCAATCGGTGACGGCGGGGAATTTCTCCTTGACAATGCCGGCCAATGATAGTTCGACGGCATTGATTCGCTTCGCATAAAGTTGGATAATGGGCCTCCACACAGGAGGCTCAGATGCTGACATGGATACAAGAAGCGAAAGAATCGAAGAAAGCGGTTTATCGATGCGAGTGCGGTACAGAAGTTGTCGCGTTTAAGAATAACGTGTCGCGTGGGCACACGAAGTCGTGCGGTTGCCTTCGGCGCAAGTTGGTTCGAGAGCGATCGTTAAAGCACGGAGCGAAGGCGAACGGCGTTAGGACGCGTGCGTATGTTGCATGGGTGAACATGCGCGGGCGGTGCGAGAATGTGTCACGACCGGACTTCATGAACTACGGCGGTCGCGGCATTACGGTCTGTCGGAGATGGCGAAAGTTCGTGAATTTCCTCGCGGACATGGGCGAGCCGCCAAAGGAAACGTCTCTGGATCGCGTAGACAATTCAAAGGGCTACTCGCCATCGAATTGCAGATGGGCTGCAAGAAAAGAGCAGGCGCAAAATAAGCGGTCCGTTGTTTTATACGAGCACGACGGGCGCAAAATGTGCGTCGCAGATTGGGCAAGAGAATCCGGCATTGGACCGACAACCCTATTGCTGCGACTGAAACGCGGCATTCCGTTCTCGGTTGCGGTCACAGAAAAGGGGTACCTGAAATGGAAACGATAGCGCCAACCAACGACTCGTCGACCGGCCTGGTGCGGCTCGCATGACGTCATGAAGTTCACCCGCAAGGGCTACGGCCAACTCAGGCGGGCCGACGATACCGTCGTATCGCAGCACACGGTGCCCGAGGAAGCCTACGAGCGGGCGTCGCAGGAGCCTGCTGGTGTCTACACCTGGTATCCGGCGCGCATCGAGATCGAGGTGCCGGCGGTTCCTGCTCCTGCACCCGCCCCGGCGCCAGTCCCCGCACCGGCACCAGTGCCTACGCCCGTTCCGGTCCCTGCACCGGCTCCTGTTGGAACGCTCGTGCAGCGGTCGAACCTGGTGTATCGCGGTGCGTTTCGTCTGCCGGATACGTCCAGTTCCTACGACGTGGATTCGGCGGCGTATTGCGGTGAAGGG